GTGGAACAGGAGCCAAAGGTCAGAAAGGACAAACTGGTGGTACAGGTGGAACAGGTGGAACAGGTGCTACGGGAAGTAAAGGACAAAAGGGACAAACAGGTGCGACAGGTCCACAAGGTGGTACAGGTGGTACAGGTGGTACTGGTGCCAAGGGACAAAAAGGTCAGACGGGTGGTACAGGTGCAACAGGTAGTACAGGTGCAACTGGATTAATTGATAATCCTTATGGTGCACTTCCCACTTATAGTAATTCAAACCCTGCTACAATTTCTTGGAATTCAACTGAAGATGCAATGTCATTACGAAGTAGCAGTGATACCCAGATTGGTGCAGCATTTCCTGCTTTCCGTGTTAATCTTGCATCAAGTGAGACACACAAGCTTTCGATAAAAATTAAGTCAAATACAACTGCTAGTTCTGGTGTTTATATTAGAGTATATGAATATAATTCTGCTTTGCCCGCGGGTAAAACTGCAGTATCTCATTCTGCATCTTATGGGCAAGTCCAAGAAGATACATCAGGTAAGACAAACTGGTTCGAGAATGGTTCAGTAAATACATCTTGGGCAACAAAGGAATACACATATACCCCTACATCTGGCGCTCAATGGGCTTCAATTGTTATTTTAAATTGGTCCGGTCTTAGTACCAATTACTTATATATTAGAGACCCAATGCATCAGTTAATTGGTTCGTCCGGTGCCACAGGATCCACAGGATCCACTGGTGCCAAAGGTCAAAAAGGTCAAACAGGTAATACTGGTGGTACAGGTGGTACAGGTGGAACAGGAGCCAAAGGTCAGAAAGGTGCAGCAGGAACAAATGGTACAAATGGTAGTAACGGATCCAATGGTGCCAAGGGACAAAAAGGTCAGAAAGGTCAAACTGGTGGAACAGGTGGAACAGGTGGCACAGGAGCCAAAGGTCAAAAGGGTCAAACAGGAGGCACAGGTGGTACAGGTGGTACCGGTGCTAAAGGTCAGAAAGGACAAACTGGTGGTACAGGTGGTACTGGCGCAACAGGTGCTAAAGGTCAAAAGGGTCAAACAGGAGGCACAGGTGGTACTGGTGCAACAGGGCCCGCCGGGCCTAATGGTGGAACATACCATTATGTAAATTCAGGTGATGTTTATACTAAGTATAGATTATGGGGTTCATCAGCAACCTACGGCATTGGTATGGTTTCTGGGCAAGGGCATGGAGACTTGGGTGATTATGCAATGACTTTCCAGATGAATAATGATAATAACCGTGGGTTTGTCTGGCGAGATGATGCAATGAGTGCATCTCAGGGCGCTATGTCACTATCAACTCGAGGATACTTATGTGTTGCTAACCGTATTACAGTAGGTGCCGGTGTTAGTGATACCTCTGTTCCTGCCACTGATGCTTTAGAAGTTGTCGGTGCTATAACTGCTACTGGTAATATTACTGCTTATTCATCAGATGCTAGATTAAAAAATAATATTTTAAATATTCCTAATGCCTTAGAAAAAATACAAAGTATTGGTGGTTATACTTTCGATTGGGACGATAAAGTTGATGCCTTAGGTTTTGAACCAGAATATAGAAAAAATGATGCTGGACTCTTGGCTCAAGAAATACAATCTGTTTTACCACAAGCTGTGGCCGAGGCACCATTTGATAGAGAAGTTGACCCAGAAGATAATAATAATATAATTTCTAAAAGTGGAGAGAACTACTTAACAGTTAGATATGAAAAGGTTGTACCACTATTAGTTGAAGCAATTAAAGAACTTAAAGCAGAAGTCGAAGAACTTAAAAAGAATAGCCACCCATGTAAAGAGATGCACGAATTTGAGGCATATCCAGCTCTCATAAAAAGAATTGAAGAACTAGAGAAAAAATAACTGTATAAATAATACTATATGTTATTAATGCAGAGGCGAATTTTGTAATGAAAAAATTAGTTATAAACCTAACACACCGTACCGATCGAAAAGAATTGTTTGAAAAGAACAATGAATCCTTAAAAGATTATAATTTCATAGAAGCAATTTATGGAGATACTACTTCTTATTCTGATGTTTTAGATATGGGGTATGATGTTCATAAATCATGGAGAAGTGTACCCGCAGCTGGTGTCCAAAGAATGAAGAAAGGTGAACTTGGGTGTTCAATTTCTCATTTAAATTGCTGGAAAGAAGTTTTAAATTCTAATGAAACTATGATTATCTTAGAAGATGATGTTATTATTAATTGGGATTTATGGGATGAAAAATACTACGAAGAAGTAATAAAAAGAGAAGATTGTGATTTTCTGTATTTACAGCATAATGATGCTCAGTTACATATGGGGCCCGATGGTGTTGTTCCACATACTACAGATGATAAATTAGTATCCCCTGATTATCCATATAATATGACTGGATATGTTTTAACGCCCAAAGGTGCTAAAATATTAATAGACAGCTTTGAAAAAGAACTTGTAGTAGTTGATGAATATTTGCCTTATATGCATCGAAAAAAGAATTTAAATGTATGGGCATTAAAAGAAGATTCTTGTAATCAAATTCCTCGGGCAGAGAATCCAAGCTCTATAGAAGTTAATACTTACGAATTGGAAAAATTTAAAGATTACTCGAAAGTTCACTTTTGTACTATCGGTACAGACTCTGATAAAACTAAAAATTTATTTAAGAGTGCTGAAAAATATGGAGTACCATTAAAAAACATTGGAGAAGATTATGATTGGGAAGATTCAATGGAAAGTTTTGGTGGTGGACCGAAAATAAAAATCATGCACGATTTTGTTCACTCAGATGAAGTTGATGATATGGACATTGTATTTTTTACTGATGGCTATGATACATTCTTTGTTGATGATGGTGATACAATAGTAGATAGATTCTTAGAGTTTAATTATGATATTGTATGGGCTGGAGAAACCCACTTATGGCCGTGCGAAGATGATGAAGATTTATCAAGGACCTTTGGCGAAAAATATAATGAATTTAGATTAATGGAAAAGAATGCAGGGCCGGATAAACCCAGTTCACCTTATTTGTTTTTAAACAGTGGTGGTTATATAGGAAGGGCCTGGATTATAAAGGAATTATTTTCACAGTATAAGAATGCTAAGGATTTTTGTAAAGCTAAAGACCACAATTCGTTTGTAGATGATCAAGAATTTTGCCAAAGACTATTTGCTCGTCAACAAGAGCGAATGCATGACCAAACAATTGATTATGATTGTTACATCTTTCAGACTAATGAGTCTGCTATGGCTAAATTAGAAAATGGACAGATGTGGAATCCTATAACAAATACTTGTGGGTGTGTTTACCATGGTAATAATTTAAGTTCTAATTGGGCTACTTATGATAGGCTGTTTACCGAACACGTAGATAGATCTTATCATAATGATCTTCCATCATTATTTAGAATTAATCAATATGGTAGATTTGATGTTTTAGAAAAAGATATGATCATAGTTGATTTTATGGACGAACAACAATGTAATACACTTATTAAAATGGCAGAAGCCAATGGTGGGTTTAAAAGTTTAGAAGATGATAAATTTCCTGCACAAGAAATTAGATTAAAACAATTAAACATTTGGAATATGTTATGCAGAACATGGGAAGAATCTATTTATCCCATTGTTGAAAAATATTGGCATCCTATGGAGATGTATGGCATGAGAGATGCATTTGTAATGAAATACTCCATGGATACTCAAAGAAAATTAAATTTACACAATGATGCAAGTTTGGTTACTGGCTCTGTAAAACTAAATGATAATTTTGAAGGCGGAGATTTATTGTTTCCTAGGCAGGGGATTAGTAATAAAGATATTCCACCAGGCAAGATGATTCTATTTCCGGGTATGGTTACACACGGCCATGAGTGTACTGAATTAACTAAAGGTACTAAATATAGTTTAACCATGTGGAGTAGCAGATATCCTGGCGATATATTATAAACTGGGCGTGAATAGGTTATAAATAGTATAAATACTATTATAATAGAGGTATTAAAATGGCAAAACCAAATAGTAGACAAACACTTATAGACTATTGTTTAAGGTCTTTAGGTGCACCAGTCATTGAAATTAATATTGATGAAGATCAAATTGAAGATAGAGTAGACGAAGGTCTGCAATTCTATCAGCACTATCATGCAGATGCCATTGAAAAGGTATTTTTAAAGCATCAAGTAACACAAACTGATATAGATAATGGTTATATTCCCATTCCAGAATTAGTTACAGATGTTATTAGATTAATGCCTATTCGAGCTTCAGGCTCATCATCAGGTATGTTTGATATTAAATATCAGATGCATTTGAACGATATGTTCTCATTAGGTTATCTTGGTTCTTTATTAGAATATTCTATGGCTAGAGAATATCTTTCTACACTAGATATGTTAGTTGATTCATCTGATAAATTTGTTTCATTCGATAGACACAGAGATCAACTTCGTATAGATATGGATTGGCAAAATGAAGTAAAAGTTAATGACTATCTTCTAGTAGAAGCCTATAGAATTTTAGATCCAGAAACATATACAGATGTATATAATGATTACTATTTAAAGAAATATTGCACAGCATTACTAAAAAGACAATGGGGCGCAAATTTAATTAAGTTTGAAGGAATGGTAATGCCAGGTGGTGTTACTTTTAATGGCAGACAGTTGTTTGATGATGCAAATGAAGAGCTACAGAAATTAGAAGAAGAAGTTAGGCTGAATTGGGAACAACCAGTTGACTTCTACATGGGGTAATTAAATGCCTAGAAATGTATATTTTAGTCAGGCAGTAAGGTCAGAACAAAACCTTTACGAAGACTTAGTTATAGAATCACTTAAAATATTCGGCCAAGACGTGTATTATATACCACGTACTCTTGTTAACCGAGACAATATTTTAGGAGAGGACCCTGCAGGAACATTTGATGATGCTTATTTAATGGAAGCATATATTGAAAATGTTGATGGCTTTGAGGGTGCTGGAGATCTCTATCAGAAGTTTGGAATTGAAGTTAGAGATGAGGCTAACTTTGTAATTTCTCGTAAAGTTTGGAATGGCAATATTGGTTTATATGAAGCATTAGATAAACCAAGAGAAGGTGACTTGCTATTCTTACCCATGACAAACTCTTTCTTTGAGATTACATTTGTAGAAGATGATAAACCATTCTATCAGTTATCTAACCTACCAGTTTATAAACTTACTTGCTCACTCTTTGAATATAATGATGAATCATTTGACACAGGCGTTGATGAAATTGATAGTAAAATTGGTGATGAAGCATATCAATTAGTTATGGATTATACTACTACATCTGGTAATCACTTTAAGGAAGGCGAGATAGTAACTCAAGTATTACAGACTGCTGAAGAATCAGCTGATGGTGATACAGTCATTGAAATATTTGGCAGAGTGCAAGATGTAAATGTAACATCAAATATTGCTGGACAGGTATCATTATCAAATATTGGTGTATCAGGTAGCGATGATTATAAAGAGTTTATTGTATCTAATACTAAAACACTATATGGTTCTGAATCAAATAATACTAATGAAATTATTAAAATATACGGCCTTGATGATGGTGATGATTCATTTATGCCTGAGGATCCATCTGCACAAAATGTTGCATTTGAAGTAGAAGCAGATAATTTTATTGATTTCACTGAATCAAATCCATTTGGAGACCCATCATAATGTTTGGTAATCATTTCTATCATGCTACAATGCGAAAGTCAGTTGCTGTTTTCGGCACACTTTTTAATAATTTAAATATTGTAAGAAAGAGTGGTAGTAATTCTGCATCTGGTATAGTAAAGGTTCCACTTGCATATGGGCCCAAACAAAAATTTCTGGCTAGATTAGATCAAGAAACAGGCTTTGATCAATCAGTTGCTCTTAAACTGCCTAGAATGGCATTTGAAATAACTACCTTAGCACTGGACCCTAATCAAAAATTAAGTAAGCTCAATACTATAGTAGAAACTCATGGTAGTGATATTACAAAGAAAAAGACAATCAAACATTTTACATCTTATGATATTGGTATGTCTCTATATATTATGGCCAAGAATCAAGATGATGGTTTACAAATTATGGAACAAATTATTCCATATTTTCAGCCAGATTATACTGTATCAATAAAGCCAGTAGAAGGTTTTGATTTTAAACAAGATGTGCCCGTAATACTTGAAGGTGTAACTATACAAGATGATTATGAAGGAGACCTTGCAACTAGAAGAGTTCTTATATATCAGCTTGACTTTACTATGAAAATGAAGTTTTACGGACCTACTAGTGATGTTGGTCTTATTAGAGAGATCAATATTGATTTTGAAAAATTTGGAACTAATAACGATTCAAATAGATTTGAAGAAATGGATTTTACAGTAGGTAATACTGATACCAAGAGCAATCATACGGTAACAGTAACTATTGATAATAATCCAGATGTAGATTAAATATGGATAAATTAGATAAAATGAGGAGTAACCTCGAAAAAAACTTGCCCGTGAAGAAAGCAGAGCCACCTATTAATAAAGATAAAAAAGATATTAAAGATGACTATGAATTCTCTAGGGAAACTTATCGTGACTTGATTAAGACAGGAACACATTCCCTAGATTCTCTAGCAGAACTTGCTCGTGAATCCGAACACCCAAGAGCATTCGAAGTTTTATCTAAGTCTATAAAAGACATTGCCGATACTACAGAAAAATTAATGGCCCTTCAAAAGTCAAAACAAGATTTGGCTAAAGAGCATGAAGAAAAAGATGAGGCAAAAAGACAGATTACTAATAACAATGTATTTGTGGGATCCACTTCGGACTTACAAAGATTGTTAAAACAAGATAGAGATAGAATAATCGATGCAGAGGATCAAGAATAGCGAGTTTGGTTACTTAGGTAATCCCTCTGTCAAACGAGACGGAGTAGAAACTCAATTTTCAAAAACAGAAGTACTAGAATACGTAAAGTGTATGCAAGAACCAGCATACTTTGCTCGTACTTATTTAAAAGTTATTTCGCTTGATAGTGGATTAGTACCATTTGACTTATATCCATACCAAGAAAAGATGTTCGAGCACTTTAATGATAATAGATTCTCTATAGTTTTGGCATGTAGACAGTCTGGTAAATCTATTTCATCTGTAGCATATCTATTGTGGTTTGCATGTTTTCACCCAGAAAAGACTATTGCTATCCTTGCTAACAAAGGTGCTACTGCTAGAGAAATGTTGGCTCGTGTAACTCTTATGTTAGAAAACTTGCCATTCTTTTTACAGCCGGGTTGTAAGGCACTCAATAAAGGCTCGATCGAGTTCTCAAACAATTCAAAGATTATTGCAGCTGCCACATCAGGTAGCTCCATTCGTGGTTTATCTATTAACCTGTTGTTCCTAGACGAGTTTGCATTTATTGAAAATGATGCACAGTTTTACACTTCAACATATCCTGTTGTTTCTGCTGGTAAAGATACGAAGATTATTATTACATCTACAGCAAACGGTATTGGTAATGTGTATCATAAAATATGGGAAGGGGCAACGCAAGGAACAAACGAATTTAAATCATTTAGAGTTGATTGGTGGGATGTACCAGGCAGGGATGAAGCATGGAAAGAATCTACAATAGCAAATACATCAGAACTACAGTTTGATCAAGAATTTGGTAATACATTTCACGGTAGAGGTAACACACTTATTTCTGCAGAGACATTACTTGCTCAAAAGGCTGCTAATCCTCTCTACTATAAAGAGAATATTAATCTATTTAAGGAACCAGAGCTTAATCACCAATATGTTATGCTAGTTGATGTTGCTAAGGGTAGAGGCCAAGACTATTCAACCTTTAATATAATCGACTGTTCCACAAAGCCGTTTGAACAAGTTGCCACATTTAGAGATAATACATTATCACCTATGTTATTTCCTGATATTATTTACAAATATGCTAAAACATATAATGAAGCATATGTAGTAGTAGAAAGTAATGATCAGGGAGCAGTTGTATGTAATGGATTATATTACGACTTGGAATATGAAAACTTGTTTGTAGAATCATCAATTAAAAGTAATGCTATTGGTGTTACTATGACCCGAAGAGTAAAAAGAGTTGGTTGTTCTACTATAAAAGATTTAATCGAACAGAAAAAGTTAATAATCTATGATTCAGAAACTATTATAGAAATGTCCACCTTTGTTTCAAGAGGTAATTCTTATGAAGCATCGAGTGGTAACCATGATGATCTAATGATGAATTTAGTTCTTTTTGGTTGGTTTTCATCTACAGATGTCTTTGAAAACTTAACAAATATTGATATGAAAAATTTACTTTATAGAGAAAGACTAGCAGAGATACAAGATGATATGTTACCTTTCGGCTATATAGATAATGGTAGTAATTTAGAAAATTCAGTAAGTAAAGATATGCCAGAAGATGGTAATGTCTGGTTTGAAACTGAATGGAAGCGTTGATAGAGTACAGTTATTTATAAATATAATCAGTGAAGATAAACTTATTATGGAAACTTATTAACTAACTCACAAATTGAGAGGATAAAGCGATGGCATTTCAAGTATCTCCTGGCGTTCAAGTCAAGGAAATAGACGCGACGAGCGTCGTACCTGCCGTATCAACCAGTATTGGTGGATTCGCGGGGGCTTTTAATTGGGGTCCGGTAGAAGAAGTTCGACTCGTGTCGTCAGAAGACAACATGGCGTCGGTTTTTTCAACTCCAGATGACAATACAGCCAAATACTTTTTAACTGCGGCATCTTTTTTAAAGTATGGTAACGCATTAAAAATAGTGAGAGTAGTGGATTCAACAGCCAACAACGCGTCGGTTGCTGGAGATACAACTCTTTTAATTAAAAACGAGGACTCCTATGATTCAACAACCAAAACCCTTGCATCGCAAGGCGCATGGATTGCTAAATACCCAGGAAAACTCGGAAACAGTCTTAAAGTAGAAGTTTGTTCTTTAGGCTCTTCATTTGCAGCATGGACTCATGCAGGACAGTTTGATGCTGCTCCTGGCACGTCTGATTTTGCAAAGGGTCTAGGTAAAACATCTGCTGCAGACGAATTGCATATTGCAGTAATTGATGAGGATGGAGCATTCTCTGGTACACCAGGAACTGTTTTAGAAACTTTTGGTTTCTTATCACAGGGTTCTGATGCTAAAGATAGTTCAGGAACTTCAATTTACTACAAAAATGTAATAAACAACCAATCAAATTATATCTGGTTTGGTGATCACGATGTGATTGCTGCAGAGGGTGAAGTGGCGGGTTCTGGTCTTTCTGATGGCGGAACTAGAATTGCAGACAGTGATGGTGCTTTTGCTAATCACACTGGAGTCAGAGTCACAGCATTAACTGCTGGTGTAGATGGTAACTCACCTACTGCAGGTAATATTGCAACAGGTTTTGATTTACTAGAAGATTCAGAAACTATTGATGTAAATTTATTATTTGCACATCCAGATGCTAATGGTGTAAATACTATTGCAGCTGATTTAATTAGCATTGCAGAGTCAAGAAAAGATTGCATGGCATTCATTTCACCTCCGATTGCTGATTCTGTAAATTCAAGCACACCTGCTACTGATGTAAAAGAATATGCAGATTCATTAAACTCAACTTCTTATGCTTCACTTGATTCAGGTGCAGTATATGTTTATGACAAATACAATGATGTATATCGTTGGATTGGTTCTGCTGGTTTATGTGCCGGTTTATGTGCTAATGCTGACAATGTTGCTGATTCTTGGTTCTCACCTGCTGGTGTGAATAGAGGACAACTTCTAGGCGTCACAAAACTTGCTTATAACCCAACTAAAGCTCAAAGAGATGAATTGTATAAGGCTAGAGTGAATCCATTGGTTTCATTCCCTGGTCAGGGTACAATGTTGTTTGGAGATAAAACTTTATTATCCAGACCATCTGCATTTGACAGAATCAATGTAAGAAGATTGTTTATTGTGTTGGAGAAAGCAATTAGTACTGCTGCTAAGGCACAACTATTTGAATTCAATGACGAGTTCACAAGGGCCCAATTTAGAAATTTATTGGAACCATTTTTACGGGATGTAAAAGGAAGACGTGGTGTTACAGACTTTTTAGTTATCTGTGATGAATCTAACAATACAGGTCAAGTAATTGATTCTAATAGATTTGTTGCTGATATCTTTATCAAGCCTTCAAGATCAATCAACTTTATTACATTAAACTTCATTGCAACAAGAACTGGGGTTGACTTCTCTGAAGTCGCCGGCGGTTAATAGGAGGAAACAATGGCAATTTTAGGCGTAGACGATTTTAAATCCAAGTTAGTTGGAGGTGGCGCTAGGTCAAACATGTTTAAGGTCACGTGTAACTTTCCAAGTTATGCACAAGGTGATGTTGAACTGACTTCTTTCCTATGTAAGGCTGCTCAGTTACCTGCATCAATTCTTAATCCAGTGGAAGTTAACTTCCGCGGCAGAAAATTACAAATGGCTGGTGACAGAACATTTGAACCATGGACTGTAACGATTATTAATGATGTAGATTTCTCAGTTAGAAATGCATTTGAAAGATGGAGTAACGGTATTAATCAACACGTTGATGGTACTGGTTTGGCTAACCCAACAGATTACATGGCTGACATGATTGTAGAACAATTAGACAAGTCTGGTACACCTGTAAAGAAATATGATATTAGAGGGACTTTCCCAACTAATATTTCTGCAATTGATTTAAGTTATGACAACGAGAATCAGATTGAAGAGTTCACAGTTGAACTACAAGTTCAATATTGGGAGTCAGATACCACTAGCTAAAAGGGGTATAAATATAATTGAAGGAGGGATTAATTTCCCTCCTGATATTATTGAGGTATAAAAATATGGCAGATTTTTTCGGATTTGAAATCAAAAGAAAAGGTGGTGAAGCACCCATCAGGCCGTCATTTGTTCCAGATACAGATGAAGATGGTTCTGGTGTAATTCAGGCTGGAGGTCACTTCGGCGCTTATCTTGATTTAGACGGAGATAAAGCAAAAAATGAAATTGACTTAATTTTAAAATACAGAGACGTGGCTACTCAACCTGAGTGCGATGCTGCAGTTGAAGATATTATAAATGAAGCAATTGTGGGTGATCATGATGATACACCTGTAAGGATTGTATTAGATGAAGTAGAAACATCTGATAAAATTAAAGAAGTTATAACTCAAGAGTTTAATCATATTCTTGGATTATTAAATTTTAACGCATATGCTCATGACATCTTTAGAAGATGGTATGTTGATGGTAGATTACCATATCATATTATCATTGATAAAGATAAACCTAAAGCAGGTATCAGAGAGCTAAGATATATCGATCCTACTAAATTAAGAAAAGTAAAAGAGATCGAAGAAGAGCAAGACCCTAAGACTGGGGCAAAAATTATTACAAAGCAAGAAGAATACTTTATTTTCCAAGACACTAAAATGGGAGATAGTAATCAAGGGTTGAAAATCCACCCAGATTCTATTGCATATTGTACATCGGGTGTTCTTGATCCGAGTAGAAAAAGAATTTTAAGTTATTTACAAAAAGCATTAAAACCAGTCAACCAATTAAGAATGATGGAAGACTCACTTGTTATTTACAGAATAAGTAGAGCACCAGAGCGTAGAATATTTTATATTGATGTTGGTAACTTACCTAAAGGTAAGGCTGAAGAGTATTTAAAGAACATCATGAGCCAGTATAGAAATAAAATGGTTTATGATGCTAAAACTGGTAATATTAAAGATGATAAAAAGCATATGTCAATGCTTGAGGATTTCTTCTTACCTCGTAGAGAAGGTGGTAGGGGTACAGAAATTACAACTTTGCCTGGTGGTGAAAACTTAGGCCAGATTGATGATATTATCTACTTCCAAAAGAAATTATATAGAAGTTTAAATGTACCAGTTAATAGACTTGATCAAGAGTCACAATTTTCTCTTGGTAGAAGTACTGAAATTTCTAGGGACGAAGTTAAGTTTAAGAAGTTTATTGATAGATTAAGAAAGCGTTTTAGTGATCTATTCATGCAAACATTGAGAACTCAATTAATTATTAAAGGTATTATTGTATCTTCTGATTGGGACTCATGGAAAGAATCCATTACATTTGACTTTATTGAAGATAACTACTTTGCAGAATTAAAAGAAGCTGAAATCTGGAGAGAAAGGTTTGAAATGTTAGCCACATTAGATGAATACGTAGGTAAGTATATCTCTAATGAGTGGGTAAGAAAGAAAGTATTACGATTTACCGATGATGATATTAAAGATATTCAGTCGCAAATTGATAGTGAAGAAAAAGATGGTGAAAACGAACCTATGGATGCCGATGATCCTAGATGGGACTAGCCAGAGTACAAGATTGTATAAATATATAACGAGAGGACAATATTATGTCAATAGAAAACTTAATTAGTGATTTGAAAAAGGGCGATAATGTTAATGCTGGTAAACAGTTTAATAGCATGATGGCTGACAAATTAAGTGCTGCTCTAGACGCAAAGAAGATTGAAATTGCTTCAAATTTGCAGAATAGAAAAGCAGAGACTAAACAGGAAGAAAAATAAATGCTTTCTTTTGTAGAGATTAGAGAAAAAACCACTAAACTTGGTTCTGGAGAAAAAGAAATCAAGTCATATAAAGGTGGTAAGAGAAAGAAGATTGATGTACAAGTAGTACAGAAAGGTCGTGCTTTCTCTGTTTATATCGACGGCGAGAAGTTGGACGATAACTTTAAGACTGCAAAAGACGCAGAAAAATCAGCTAATGATTTTATTAAGCTGATGGGCGAGGAACTAGAAGTATGAAGCTAATTGCAGAATATATCGACAGTGATTTAGAGGTCATTGAAGAAAAGGTTGGTGGTAAAAAATCACTTACCATTGAGGGTGTTTTCATGCAAGCGGACCAGAAGAATAGAAATGGCCGTGTTTATGCAAAAGATGTACTTGAGAACGCCGTAAACAAATATATTAAAGAACAAGTAGAGACTGGTAGAGCGGTTGGTGAATTAAATCACCCTGATGGACCGACTATTAATCTCGATAAAGTTTCACATAAGATTACTGAACTCCGATGGGACGGAAGTAATGTTATAGGAAAAGCATCAATCTTAAATACCCCTATGGGCAATATCGTTAGCGGTTTGCTTGAAGGTGGAGTTAAGCTTGGTGTATCAAGTCGTGGTATGGGAAGCCTTGTACAACGTAATGGAACACAACATGTAGCAAAAGACTTTATGTTATCTACTGTTGACATTGTTCAAGATCCATCCGCTCCAGAAGCCTTTGTAAATGGGATTATGGAAGGGGTAGATTGGGTCTGGAATAATGGTGTCCTAGTTGCACAAGAAATTGAATCAATTGAGACTGAGATAAAAGAAGCTCGTAATATGGCATCATCCGATGTTGAAATAAGAGCTTTCAAAAATTTCCTCTCTAAATTAAACTCTAAACTATAGGAGAACGTTATGTCAATCGACAATTTAGAAAATGATATGGCAGTCGAAGATGTAGCTACTGAAGAGCCGATTCAAGAAGAGAATGCAGAGCTCGTTGAAAATGAGAATTTAGACGAGGCAGACTCAGAGCTTGAAGAAGGTAAAGTTAAAGAAGAAGAAGGTGAGGACGAAGACGAAGACGAGGAAGAAGTCGCAGTTGAGTCAGCCCCTACTACTCCTAAAACTAAGGCTGGAGTAATCCAGGCTGCAGTAGAAATCTTAAAGAAAGCCCGTAAAGAAGATGCACAAAAACTCTTTGCTAAAATGGTTGCAGTGACTGAAATGGACGACAACGAAGAAGAAGAAGATGATTCCGAAAAGGAAGAGTCTTATGATTCTAAGAAGAAGGCCAAGGCTAAAGTTGAATCAGTTGACTTTGATGAAGATTTAGATGCACTAATTAAAGAAGAAGCTACTCTTTCTGATGATTTCAGAGGAAAAGCAGGTTCTATCTTTGAAGCAGTGTTAACATCTAAGCTTACTCAAGAAGTTGACAGATTAGAAGCCGAATATGTGCAAAATCTAGAAGAAGAAGTTTCTGAAATCCAAACATCACTCGTAGAGAAAGTAGATTCCTACATGAACTATGTAGTTGAAACTTGGATGCAAGAAAATGAAGTCGCAGTAACAGAAGGTCTTAGAACCGAAATTGCTGAAGAGTTCATGACTTCGCTTCAAAAAGTGTTCACTGAACATTACATTGAGGTTCCTGAAGGTAAAGTTGACCTAGTAGATGAATTATCTGCACAGGTTACTGAACTAGAAGAAAGCCTTAATAAATCAACCGAGGATAATATTAAATTACACGGTTCTGTTCAAGATTTTCAAAGAGCAGAAATTGTAAGAGAACAATCCTCAGGGCTTGCTGAGACGGAAGCTGAAAAACTTTCATCTTTAGTTGAAGATATTGATTTTGATGACGCAGATACTTTCGAAATGAAAGTAAAAACTGTCAAAGAATCATACTTCACAAAAGAAGTTAATGAATCAGTTGATGAAGTTGATAGCTTAATTGGTCAGGACAGTCAAGATGTTGACTTATCTGATGCCATGAGCAGATACACTCAAGCAATATCCAAATTTAATAAATAATATAAACATATAGGGGAAACTAAAAATGTTTAACGCAGACGCAAACTTAATGGAAAAGTGGGGCCCGGTTCTAAATCACGAATCTGCTCCTGCTATTTCCGACAATTACAAGAAAGCTGTTACAGCTAGATTGTTAGAAAACCAAGAAGTGGCAATGAGACAAGAAGCTGCAGAAAGAGATGGAAACTTCATCACTGAAACTGCTGCCAATGCAACATCGCCCACAGCTAACGTCAAAGGGTTCGATCCAGTATTGATTTCTTTGGTAAGAAGAGCAATGCCTAACCTTATTGCATATGATATCGCTGGTGTTCAGCCAATGAATGGTCCTACTGGACTTATCTTTGCAATGAAGTCTAAGTATAGCACACAGGGCAGTGCTAACGAAGCACTATTCGGTGAAGCTGATACTGACTTCTCGGGTGCTGGTACTCAAGGTGGTGGTTCAACTTCATTAGTCGGTGACGTATTATCAGGTGAAACATCAGCTGATAGTGGTTCTGACGGTGTTGAAGATGTATTCGGTGTAGGTACCGGTATGACTACAGCTGCTGGTGAAGCACTAGGTAACACTGGTGACGACTTCGGCGAGATGGCCTTCTCAATCGAGAAATCCACTGTAACTGCTAAATCAAGAGCTCTTAAAGCTGAATACACTATGGAACTTGCTCAGGATCTTAAAGCAGTCCACGGTTTAGACGCTGAAGGTGAACTTGCTAATATTCTTTCTGCTGAAATCTTAGCTGAAATCAACAGAGAAATTATTAGAACTATCAACGTTAAAGCTAAATTAGGCTTTGCTGCAGACGGTGTCTTTGACATGGCTGCTAACGCTGATGCAGACGGTCGTTGGATGGTTGAAAGATTCAAGTCTTTAATCATGCAAATCGAAAAAGAAGCTAACGTGATCGCAAGAGAAACAAGAAGAGGTAAAGGTAACTTTATCATCTGTTCTTCTGATGTTGCTTCTGCAATCGCAGCTGCTGGTATGCTTGACTATACTCCTGCTCTTGCCGCTAACTTAAATGTTGACGACACAGGCAATACTTTTGCTGGTGTTCTTAACGGCAGAACTAAAGTATATGTTGATCCATATGCAACTAGAGACTATGTAACTGTAGGCTACAGAGGAACTAACCCGTATGACGCTGGTTTATTCTACTGCCCATACGTTCCATTATCAATGGTTAAAGCAGTTGGTGAAGAGGACTTCCAACCAAGAATCGGGTTTAAAACTCGTTACGGTATGGTTGCAAATCCTTACGTTGCTGCTGATGGTGTTGGTACTAACCGTGCAAACCCATACTTCAGAATCATGGCTATTAACAACCTATAAACGGTAGTTAAGTCGATTCTTAAAGGGACTCTTCGGAGTCCCTTTTTTTATGTGTATAAATATTACAGTAAGATGGAGTTGGCTTACAGTGTCAAGTGGCACTCAGGGCATCTGTGGTGTAGGGAGAATAGAGGAAACCACAATCGGAAATACAGATTAGGAGAAGTTTTATGCATAAGTTATTTGCATTACTCACAATTGCATTAGTCGCAGGTTGTTCAACAGTTGATTCTGTATATAATGCGACTCAAGGTATTGTTGGCGGCGTTAAAGCCGATGTAGTTGGTATTACAACAGGTACTCTTGAAACTGTAAGTGGAGTAATTAAAGACACTGCAGAAAAGACAGAACCAAAAGCAAAGTAGGAAGTAACATGGCTAAGGACGGCTTTTTAAGTTTAACTTATTAGGATGTATAAATAATAATATGACTACAATAAATAAAAATTTCTTATCTCCAGTTGGATTTCAGCTTGTAATCAACAGGCAGAAATATTCCAATATTGAGTACTTTTGTACTGGAGTAACATTACCATCTGTAACCTTATCAGAGGCTCCATTGCCTTATAAGGGAGTAAATTATGCTTTAACAGGTGACAGACTAGAATTTGCAGACTTATCCATTACATTTAATGTAACAGAAGATATGGAAAATTATATTGAAACCTTTGAATGGTTACATAACTGCATTAACTCTAATATAGATGTATCAGAAGATGCTGAACTTCTTATATTAAATAGTCATAACAATGTATCAAAAAGAATTAAATTTAATGGTTTATTTCCGACTTCACTGGATAGTCTGGACTTTAATACTCAGAACACAACCATTGAATACCTACAAGCTACTGTGACATTTGCTTATACAAACTTTGAAGTGTTATAAACCGGTTTACATTTAGTCGGTTTTATGTTATAATATAAATATTATTAGCAAAGGATTATTATGAACAATTTAGAAAATATTATAGAAATGTGGAAAAAAGATGCCGTGATTGATGAAATGAATCTCGGTGAGGCCTCCAGGGAATCTGCAAAACTTCACAGTAAATACTTAGAGTTATATTCAGTTAATAAACTCAAACTCAAAAAACAACAACTAGATTTCAAAGTACTACTTAGAGATAAGTGGTCGCACTATAATGGTAAGCTTAGCAAAGAAGAAATAGATGAAAAGGGCTGGGATTATGATCCAATGAATGGCCTTACTGTACTAAAAAGTGATATGGATAAATGGTATGATGCAGACCCACTTATTCAAGAAGCTCAATTAAAAATAGAATACACTAAGGAAATGGTAGACACATTAAAAGAAATCATGGATAACATTAAATGGAGACATCAATCAATTAAGAATGCAATTGAGTGGCACAAATTTACCAGTGGTGTATAATGGATTCATTAAATTACATAGACAATAAGAAGTGGAACTCTTTAACCCAATTAAAAGAATGGCTAGAGACTAATACTAAAGAGAAGATTAAAAGCTTTGATGGCATATCTTTAGTAAGTAATAAATATGTATATACACTTGCAATTGGAAAGGTTAGATGGACAAGCTTAAAATAATTAAGAAGAACGAAACGTTCTTGCATATTGATACCGAACCCAGTATTGAAAGAGAATTATCAGATCACTTCTGCTTCTTTGTGCCGGGATATAAATTCATGCCTGCGTATCGTAACAGAATGTGGGATGGTAAAATTCGTTTATTCGATGGCAGAAAAAAGACCCTATACTGTGGACTATTTAAGTATGTAGAAGAATTTGCCGCGGCTCGAGATTATGAAATTGAAATTGAAAGTACAAACTATGGTAGACCTGACAGTATCCAAAAAATAAACACATCATATATAACAGATGGCTTAACACTTACAGCTGCAGGTAATAAAATAGAACCCAGAGATTATCAACTAGAGGCCCTTGAACATGCTTTATCAAATAAAAAATCACTTTTACTATCACCTACTGCTTCTGGCAAATCGCTCATTATATACATGGGCATTAGAGCCTTTCTTGATTCTTCTGATCGCAATGTTCTTTTAATTGTACCTACTACATCTCTTGTAGAACAAATGTATTCTGATTTTTCTGATTACTCTAGCCAAGATGATTGGAGTGCAGAAGATAATTGTCATAAAATCTATTCAGGTAAAGAAAAATATAATATAAACCAAAGAGTTGTTATAACCACTTGGCAGTCAATTTATAAGATGCAGACACCATGGTTTGAAAATTATGGTATGGTAATAGGTGATGAAGCACATAATTTTAAAGCTAAATCACTTACGGCTATATTAGAGAAATGTGTTAATGCAGAGTATAGAATGGGTACTACAGGAACTCTCGATGGTACACAGACTCATCAGTTAGTGTTAGAGGGATTATTCGGGCCGGTGCATAGAGTAACATCTACTAAAAAGCTTATAGACCAGAAAGCATTGTCTGAATTACAAATTGATGTATTACTGCTCAAATATTCTGATGAAATTTGCAGAGAAGTCGTAAAGAAAGACTATCAAGCAGAAATGGATTATATTGTTAAATACGAGCCAAGAAATAATTTTATTACCAATCTTGCGATGGATCTAGATGGTAACACACTGGTATTATTTCAATATGTAGATAAACACGGTAAACCACTACATAGTTTATTACAAGAAAAGTTTGATAAGTTACCTAGAAATACGAGGAGATTGTTTTATGTATCAGGTGAAACCGATGTGGACACGAGGGAGAAAGTCAGGGAGATTACAGAGCAGTCTAGTAATGCGATTATTGTTGCTTCCATGGGTACTTTTTCTACTGGTATTAATATTAGGAATTTACATAATATCATCTTTGCTAGTCCAAGTAAGAGCCAAATTAGGGTGCTACAAAGTATAGGTCGTGGATTAAGAAAATCAGAAGATGGTAGACCAACTAAGGTATTTGATATAGCAGATGATTTACATTGGAAGTCTAAAAAGAATTATACTCTTCAGCATGCTGCTGAAAGAATTAAAATATATGCTAAAGAAAAATTCACTTATAAAGTATTTGATGTTAAAATTTAAGGTATAAATAATATTATGGAAAAACAAATTAGACATTTCAAACTGCTTAATGGTGATGATATTATTGCATTTCTTGTAAATAATAATGAAGATAACTATATCATTGAAGAGCCATTATTACTCGTGCTAAACATGACGGGCAATTATAATTTCACACGATGGTTTCCACTATCCCCTCAAAAGACTTTCAAACTGTACAAAACTAGGGTAATGCAACACGTACCCGTATTTGCCAATATATCAGATGCATACTGCAAATATTTAATGGCTTCGGGCTCTAATGATGAGCCTAAAGTACAAACATATAAAGAACTGCTTTCTGAAATGCTTAAACAAGAAATAAACACTAGAACAGATGAATATTATTCGGATGAAGATTACATGCCGGTTCCAGGTGATATAGAAGATGATGATGATCCCACTATCCACTAAGAACCTATGGTATACCTCTATCCCCCCGGATGACTTATATATTATATCATAAAAATGGCTACTTGTAAACACGTTTCTGCAATTAATTTTAAAATAAATAAATGTTATAAACCGGTTTACAAATGAATGAGAATGTGTTATAATATACACATTATGGAGGAAAACTGATGTCAACTAAAGCTAAACAAAAACCACATTATGTAGATAATAAATTATTTTCACTATCCGTAGTGGAATACGTAGAAGAATGCAACAAAGCAAAGGAAGCTGGTACAGACGTCCCTAAAGTCACAGATTATATTGCCACTTGCTTTATGAAAATTTCCGAAGGCCTGTCCCACAGACCGAACTTTGTTCGGTATACCTATCGGGAAGAAATGGTTATGGATGGGGTTGAAAACTGTTTAAGAGCTATCAATAATTATAATATCGAAACTGCCACACGGACAGGCAAACCTAATGCATTTTCTTATTTTACTCAGATATGCTTCTTTGCATTTATTCGTAGGATTACTAAAGAAAAGAAACAACAAGACATTAAATTTAAGTTTATTGAGAAGATGGGTATTGATGACTTTGTTCAAATGGGTATGGATGGTGAAGGTGCAGCAGTAACCGCACAATATGTCGATACATTAAGACAAAGAATCTCTCAGGTAAGAACTAAAGATGAGGCAATTAAGGTTTTTGCCAAAGAAGAAAAGGCTAAGAAACAAAAACTAGAATTGTTTATGGTATAATAATATGAATTTGATGGGATATAATAAACCTACGGATAAACCGTACATACAACTAATATGTAATCCATATGAACACGAGTCGTCTGTCAATACTCGTGTCACTATAGATGTGATGCAGAAAGATTTATCACGTGATGATATGGTAGAAGTATTAGAAGGATTTATGAAAGCATTGGGATATAGTTTTAGTGATAAAGAATCCCTTTGTATTGAGGCATATAATTAAATGAAAGTAGCAATTTTAAACGACACGCATTGTGGTGTCAGAAACAGTAGTGATATATTTTTACACTACCAAGAAAGATTTTATACGGAAATATTTTTTCCTTATTTAAAAGAGCATAATATCAAACATATTTTGCATTTAGGTGATTATTATGAACACAGAAAATTCGTTAATTTTAAAGCTCTTAATCAAAATCGCAAACATTTTCTTGAACCTATGCGGGATAATGGTATTACTATGGATATTATCCCTGGTAATCATGATGTGTTTTACAAAAATACTAACGAGTTGTGTAGCCTCAAAGAGCTGCTCGGATATTTTACTAAACATGTTAATATCCACATGGAGCCAAAAGTCATTGATTATGATGGACTTGGTGTTGCTGTAGTACCTTGGATTAATAATGCTAACTATAAAGAATACATGGACTTTGCTATGTCTTGTAATGCTCCTATTCTTGCTGCTCATTTAGAATTAAAGGGTTTTGATATGATGGCAGGTGTACCTAATCCACACGGTATGAGTGCTGATGTATTTTCTAGGTTTGAATCTGTATTATCAGGTCATTTCCATACTAAATCTAGTAGAGGTAATGTGGACTATCTAGGTACTCAGATGGAGTTTACCTGGGCTGATGTAGATGATCCTAAATTCTTTCATATTTTAGATACAGAAACTAGAGAATTAACACCAGTTCGTAATCCTATTACCATGTTTAAAAAGGTAGTATATGACGATACAACAACGGATTATAGCAAAATAGATGTGAAACAATTTGAGAAAAAGTTCATTAAACTAATTGTTATAAATAAAAATGACCTTTATATGTTTGATCAGTTTGTTGATAGACTGCAAAGTATTGAGACTTATGAATTAAAGATTGCAGAATCTTTTGAAGAGTATTTGGGAGAAAGCGTCGAGGACGAGAAAATATCCCTAGAAGATACTACGACCCTTCTTGATTCATATGTTGAAGCTGTTGAAACAGATCTCGATAAAGAACACATTAAGGTTGAGTTAAGAAAGCTATATACAGAGGCTCAAAATCTAGAGGTAGTATGATACATTTTAAATCATGTAAGTGGCAGAACTTTCTGTCTACGGGTAGTGACCCGATTGAAATTAGATTAGATAAATCACCAACAACTTTAATTGTAGGCCAAAATGGGGCAGGTAAATCTACTTTACTAGATGCTTTATCTTTCGGACTGTTTGGTAAACCACATAGAGATATTGGTAAATATCAGCTAATCAATTCTATTAACCAGAAGAAAGCTCTTGTTGAAGTTGAATTTAACATTGGTAATTCTGAATTTAAAATCGTAAGAGGCATCAAGCCAAATAAATTTGAAATCTGGCAGAACGGAAATCAAATTAATCAAGCATCTAATGCTAGAGATTTTCAGAAGTATTTAGAAACAAATATCCTAAAGTTAAATCATAAAAGCTTCCACCAAGTAGTTGTATTAGGGAGTAGTTCATTTATTCCGTTTATGCAACTACCGGCGTGGTCCAGAAGAGCTGTAATCGAAGACCTGCTTGATATTAATATCTTTAGTAAGATGAACACATTATTAAAAGAACGCAACGCTAAAATAAGAGAAAATCTTACTGATATTAATCATAACATTGATATAACCAATACTAAAATAGATTCACAATCAAAGTACATTAAGAGCTTGGAGTCACTTAATCAAGACCAAATTGATAAGAAAAGAGATTCCATTGATGTATATAAAGAACAGATAGATGAAACTTTTGTGGAGTCACAAACATTGGGTAAGAATCTATCTACACTTATTTCAGAAGAAGAAAAGAATCATAAACATTTTATGGAGAGAATGACTGAGATTAAATCAGTTGAAAAGGGTTTAACATCTGATATTAAAACTCTCGTAAAAGAAGCTAGATTCTATGAGGATAATGATAATTGTCCTACTTGTGAACAACCTATTGATAACCAGTTAAAAGAAAGAAAACTATCTGGTCTCAAAGTAACTGCTGCTGATGTGCAGAAAAACCTTGTATCTTTGTCAAAGGAGGTGAACACAACAGAGAAAGAAGGACAAGAGATTCATAACAACTTGAATACTCTAAGGCAAAGGCAGCAGAAGATTAACTCTAATAACGACAAGATTTCTGTATTACAAAAAGAAATTGATAAAGTCCAAAAAGAGATTAATCACCTTACCAGTCAGACTGGAGACACGGGTAAAGCTAAGAAGGAACTATCTGGATTAAGAAAGTCCAAACAAGCTATTACTGAGAAGAAGCTAGAGTATGTGGAAGAACGCACATATAATGAAGTTATCGGCGAAATGTTGAAAGATACAGGCATTAAAACCAAGGTTATTAAGCAATACTTGCCGGTTATGAATAGACTGATTAATCAGTATCTACAGATTCTGGATTTCTTTGTTGCATTCCATTTGGACGAGAACTTTAATGAAACTATTAGGTCTCGCCATAGGGATACATTTAATTATGCATCATTTAGTGAAGGTGAGAAACAGAGGATTGATCTATCCCTACTATTTACTTGGAGACAAATTGCCAAGCTCAAAAATAGTGCAGCGACCAATCTACTAATTCTCGATGAAACCTTTGATAGTAGTTTAGATGTAGATGGTGTTGAGAATCTAACTAAGATCTTACAGACATTAGAAGATGGCACCAATGTCTTTATTATCTCCCATAAAGGTGATATACTTGAAAACAAATTTAGAAGCAAGATTGAGTTCTTTAAATCCAAAAACTTTTCTAAAATCGCATAAAATATTTGTTTACATTTAGAGCTTAGTGTGATATAATACATATATTAAATAAAAGAAGGAGTCACATTCGTGGCCAAAAACCGATTCGACCTAGAAGCTGCCATTATGGAAGCTTGGACCACATGCGAAGATATTGATCTAATTTATCATAATACAGATAATTTAGAATTAAATGCTAAAGACTGTGATAATTTACAAAATCAATTACTTGGTTTACGTTATATCACAGACTTACGATTTAACAAGTTATGGAGCATATTTGAATATATGGTTGAATCGGGCAAACTAGACCCAAAAGAAGATTAAAGTTTATGCGCCCTTAGCTCAGCAGGATAGAGCAACGGTCTTCTAAACCGTAGGTCGGAGGTTCGAATCCTCCAGGGCGCGCCAATATAGGAAAGAAAATGTTATACTGCGATTATGTATTTGAATTACTACCAGATGGATCTATT